AACTCAGGGGAAAGTTCAGATAAAGCCTCGGACGATCCAAGAGTTTCATACGCTGACGAATCTCTCTTCTCGTATTGCTGTCTGACGTAATCCCACCAAGTTGGATTCGATTTGGCGTAATTGTCAATTTCCTTATAGGGCGCTAAATCCTGCTCCCATTTTGTTTTTTCTCCCTTGAACTGTTGCATGTTCTGGGAATAGTCGTAACCAAGCTGCGCCCACGTCTTCATTTTGGCTTCGTCAGCCGTTATTTTTTGACCTTTCCAGTCAAGATCCCAAGTTTATGCAGGTTCAGGTTGAGGTTGAGCTTGTGGCGTTTCAGTGGGGGAAATCTCGTCCAGCTTCCCACTGTGGGCGTCTGTTATGATCTGATCGACCTGTTCATCTGTATATTCGTCAGGCATTTGTCCCCTTAATACGCTTGTTGTACGGCATCATTTCCCCCGGTCTCAGAGGGGGCCTGTCGTGGTGGAGCTTGCCTCTGTTGCCCACCTTTTTGCTTCTCGATGAAATCACCGATGATTTGTCGAAACTGTTCGCCCACGGCTTCAAGTGCCTGACCATGTTCAGGAGATGCCTGAGAGACGACTTGCGAAACCTTGGTTATTGATTGGTCGATGGACGTAATCATCTGAATGAGAGGATTTTGTTGCTGTTGCTGAGGGGCTTCTCCGGTCGAAGCGGAAGGTGCCGCCTCTTGCTGTAATTCTGGCATTGACAAACCTTTATTTCTGATTGTTCCTATCATGCTGATGTGTTTTTCACTTGATTGTCAAGAGTTCTTTGTTTGATTCTATCAGCAATCACTTCCCAGTTGGGATATTCAAGTCCTTTCAGTACCTCTTCAGCGTCGACAATCCCTCGGTCAAACAACTGAAATAGCCGTTGTTCTTGCTCACTTTTTGCAAATGGCAAAGATGATGCGGTTGTGACCACAACGTCGAGTTTTCCTTTAAGTTCAAATTCTTGAATCCCTGGCGCGATCATACCATCATCGCTGAACCTCTGGACAACGGCCCGATGAGACGTCTCACCTTTTTCAATGTGCATCTTGAAAAACTTATTGCTTCCGTCCTTATTCGTCAGGCGAAACACACGTGGGGCATCGTAGAACTGCAAAACCCGTGAGACGTAGCATTGACCGAAATCCTGAAGGTATGCGTCCATGTGTCTGATTTTAAGGCGCAATCTTGTTTGGGCAGCATTCTGGAGATTTTCTATAGCACTGGCTGCCGTCACTCCTGCCGTGGGGATTCCTCTCGTGATATCCTGGGAGCCTGCGATCTGATCGAACCACTGGCGAAGCCTATCAATGAGGGACAGAACGTAGGGTTGAAGGGCAACACCCGCTTCTCTTCTCACTTCGGAGCCTGGCTCTTTTTCGACAATTAAACCTGGCTGGTTTGTCAAATTGTCCGTGTCAATTCCTGACGTTGTGTCGACAATCCATATTGGATTTCCTGTGAGGTAGAGAGTATCAAGCACGTAGGAAATGAGTTTGTTAAATATCCGTTGTGGCCCTTCGAGGGCTTCCAAATCAGAAATTCCCCAGAACTGACGGGAAAGCATGTAGTTTGTAAGAAGTTGGTACGGATAAACCTTGTCGTCGTCGTAGCCTGTTTCGTCATCGTAGAGAAGCATGTCATTGACGACTACAGATTTTCTTCCGTTCGGAAATTTCTTTTTTCTTATGAACGTTTTTTGTCCCGCATCGTCTGTTTCTTCGACATCAAGGGTCGATTCGTCTTTGATGTAAAATGTTTTGACTAGGACTTCTTGTTGGTTATGGTTGTCATAGCCGGATGTTTCAACGTATAGCTGATCAGAGCTTGGACTGTGATATTTCACTGCACTTAGCTCAATCCTGTTTTGTGCCGTGAAATCGGTTATGTCCGTTCTGATCGCTTGCCGTTTTTCCGACGGAGATTTTGCTCTGATTTTCTCGACGGGTTCCGGTTCTGCAACGCACGTATAGCCGCATTTGTACGATAGGTTTTCGGCATCAGGGTCGGGGAAAAAATAAAATGGGTCAATCGACTTATAGACAAGCTCATTTTCTTGTGGGGAAAATGTGAGAGAGGAAATTCCTGTGCCTAGAATGTTGGCATCATAGATCACTTCATGAAGTGTATATAGCCAATTTTTTGACTGCCAATCCGATGCTGCTACTTCGTTCATCAGTTCGGCAAATTCTCTATCGGAAGGCTCTTTTGGGGAAAACTCGAATTTAGGTTTTGCGTCCGTGAGGATAGGAACCGTAGATTGGATAGACTGCCATATAATGTTGATGACTTCTGACGATCGGTAGCTTGGCCGTTGCTCCTTCCACTGCCGTCCTCGAAATAGCTTGTAGTAGTCAGGCCATGCGTAGTCGTAGCGTTCTCTGTATTTTTTTGCCCTCTGGAATAAGGAGTTTAGCTTTGCTACCTCTTTTCTTTCTTCTTCGTCTGGCAAATAAAAAGAGTCGTTCTTACCTGTCGCTTCACCCCTTGGTGCGTGTTCGTCTAGCATGTCAGGCATCAAAGAACCTCGGAAAGATTTTTATCGGCATCTTCCCAGCCCTTCTTATAGTTTTCTTCTCTTACTTTCTCATGGTACATATGGAGCTTTTCAATGGGTTCCGTGCCTATTTCCTCGAATTTCGTTTGGTGCTTTTCTTCAAGACGTTTGATTCTATCAATGCGATCATATTTGTTTCGTACAACACACCCGAGAGCGTTGTCAAAGTATGGGTATTTGTCTGCCATCACTTCTCCGTATGTGGTAATTTCAGAAGCTCTTTGATTCGTTCTTCTTCCGTCTTAGCTCTTTTTCGGCCTGCTATTTTTGGCGTTTTCTTTATGTTAGCACGAATTGTTGATAGGATGACATACCTAATGGCGTCAAGGGCGTCGTCATCCTGCTTAACAGGAACCATATCCTTTAAATTCGTATCTGCTTTGATTTCTTTAGGGTCAGGATAATGGTAGGTCTCCATTTCGTCAAGAGTGTGTGGGCTTGTCCCTCTGAAAAACTTAAACGTTCGTGATTTTATACCCTCATAGACGTAGTCAATACCGAGTCTGATGTCATTGTTTGCTGCCACGGTGGGAAAGCCAACACGGTTTAGATACTCAATCGAGCCTGGTTGATCGGGACCCGCGTAAGCCCTTTCAATCGGAAAAATCTGTCTTATCTTCAAACAAAATTCTGAAATGTCTTTGATCGTAAGACCTGACTTAACAAACTCATGGACTTGGAATCTAAGCCCGCTAGGAAGGAGTGCATGGACTACGAGAACGAAGGGATGGGTATAGCCCCAGTCAATTCCTGCAAAGAATCTTGTTTCTGATGGCAGATCAAACGGCTCACAGACATTTAACGCCTCATCGAAGCAGTCGTAAACGAGACCTTCCATCTTCTCATATTTTCCACCGTATATCATATTGAAACGCCTGGGGTCCATTGTGCGTTTCTTTTCCTCGTACTCCTCTTGAGGAAAGTAAGGATTTTCTCGTGACGTTGCTTGGATAAGATCAACATCTGGCAAAGCGTCAGGGTTTTTCTGTTTGACTCGGATGTAGTCTTTATAGAGCCAGTTCTGTGAGTAAGGAGAGGTGACGATTCGTATCGGCGCACGGCAGAATGAGGAACGGCCTTGTATGTTCTCCCAAAAGTAGCGGGAGTAAAGGCCAGCTTCATCCGCGACCGCAGCCCTGCATTGAGTTATTCCCACTACCGAATCAGGATTTTTCCCCGTCCTGAAATAACACGTCCCGCCGTTTGTAATCCTAAAACATTCGTCTTTTCTATCATAAATGCCTAAATTCTTCATAATTCTTAGGAAAGGTGGAAGTGTTGATTGTTTAAATATTGGGTACGTTGGACTTGTGATTAGAAACGTATCTGTTGGAGAAATATATTTGTGCATCATCATTTTTAGCCATACCATAGCCGAAAGCGTTTTACCGAACTGAATACCTGTTGACGCAATGACAAGTCGTTTGTCTGAAAAAAGAATGCGTTCTTGTTTTTCACTGTGACAGTTGAATATCATTCGTTCGCCTAAATTCCTTGAGAAATTGAGCGACTGCTTTCATTTCATGGTAAGTAAGGCTATCATGCTTGATTGTCTTGCTTCTCTGAGTGCGGCGTGAAGATCATTTTTCCGTTTCCTGTGCCTGTGCTTCAATAGTCTTGCCATCGAATTTAGCACCCATGTTGATACGTCCTCCATCTTTTGTCTGTATGATGAACGGTTCTGGAAGGATGATCTCTGCTTTGTCGGTGACTTTTCCTATAATTCTCATAAAAAGGTATTCAGCCTTTGCAGTGTCTCCATTTTTGATTGCTGAAATAATAGCACTCACGATGATTAGATTCAGTGCAGAACTTTTGGGGTCTTGAAGAATTTTCAATAGTTCATTTTTATTCATGCGAAGATGCTTTGAAATGACTCGGCTTAATTCTCGTGCCGTAAGGTCTGCTACTTTTCTTAGATCAACGGGCAGTTTCCTTATCCCTGCTGGGTTTCCCGATTGTCCTTTCTTCCATCTGTTGGCTTCTGGTGGGTTGGGGTTTGCCATTTTCTGCCTCTCTGCGTGTCTCTAAAATATCTATTTTAGCAGTGTTTGCTTGAAAAACCGTTTCTCAAATTCAGGTAGGAACCAAACGATCGAGCCTTTGACAAGATATCTTGATGGTGTCTTGTAACGTCTATCAATAACGACTGAGCCAGCTTTTTCTGAATTGCTTAATTTTAAAAGTCTATCTCGTTTCTTCATAAGAAAATCACGAAAAGCCTGCAAAAGAGTATTCATGTTCAAGTTTTCACCTTCAAGCATCACTGTATCATCTTCAAAATATTTTGCGGGATCGTTAGTCTCTTTATATTGATATCCGTAGCGTATAAGAACTTTCATCTGTCGAAAAATCCTTTGAGAATGACACGTTTTTGGCATTTTGCACACGTTCTAAGATAGATTACCGTCAAGCCTGATTCTCTGTATTCGCGTCTCCAATCGTGTCGGCATAAAAGTTTCTTAGCTTTCTGTCGAATCCAAGTTGAAATTTCCTCCAATACCTTCTTGCAGAAATCCATAAGAACCTCTTTGCACACTCAGAACCGAATGAATGACTCCCCGCCATGATAACGGGAATTCCTGCTGCTTGCCAACCAATTAAACTTCCGAAAACACTTTCAGGATTAACAGCAGATCGGTAGCGTCCTTGCTTAATTTCTTCCCAGCTTGATTCGACGATCAGACAGCGTTGCGGATAGCCTTGAAGCCGCTTTATCTCTTTCTCGAATCTCTCTCTTGAGCTACCTACAACTCCGCAAAGATCGTCAAGAGATTTTCTTTCAATGGACACTTCCGACTCGAATCCTTTGAGGGAATAGTCGCCTGTCGTCAGGGTTGCAATTTCCGTGGGAAAAGGGGATAAATCAAAAGGGCATTGCTCGCGAGTGTCAATGACGAACGTTACGTCGGTTGGTTTAAGAATTTTATTGGGTTGCATTTATATGGATGATAGCAAAGGAGATTGTACATGGACACAGGAATTTTATTTTCGCTTGTATGTTGCTGGATAGTGATTGCTCTTAATCTTGCCCAATGGGCTTGGCATTATTTCGCAAGGAAGAGGGAGAAGAAAGCTACGGAAGAATTTCAAAGGCTACTTGAGGAGGAAATTGCTCGCTATAAAAAACTTGTATCAGGTCAATAGTCAGCTGTCTGTCTTGAGGCGTTCCTTGATGGTCTCCACTTCTTTCCTAAGCTCCTCGTGATCTTTCCTTTCGCTGTCATACTTATCAAGAGCTTCTTTATAGAGTCGTTCCAGGTCTTCTTTCTGCTTAGATTTGCGCGTGAAGAACTGAAACACAGTAGCAGCAATTCCAAGGATGGATGTTATAAGGTTAATCACCGATCACCTCTAGCACATCATCATAACCGAACGTGACGAGTTTGTGAAAGCTCGTTCCGTCATAGAAATAGTACAGGCAAATTCCTATTGAGACGGGAAAGATGAACGTCAAACTTTTGCCTGTGAGTTTCGGACATGAGGCTAGTCCGTCTGCTGACACTGGCTCAGAAAATTCGAGGCGTTGGAGAAGACCTTCACGGGTTTGGCAGATTGAGACGCCCTGGTTTGTCGTGCGCTCGCCGTTGCATGTCAACGTAGCTTCTAGTGACTCGTCCCGTCGGAAATCGACGAGAGCGGTTTGGTTATAGCCTTCCTTCGTGAACGAGGCGAACTCAAGGAAGCACGGCTCGATTTCGTCTTCTAAGCCAGCTTCCGGCGAATAGCTGAAATCCAGGGTTTTCCCAGGGTTTTCGTAAACAATTTCACGGTGGCAAGAGCGGATTTTAACGAGCCGCGGTTTTTCGCGAAAGAGGAGTCGGAACTGATGGCGGTCTTTTATGTCCGCGATTGAAATTCCTTCGTGCGTGCCTGAGGAGTCTATGAAGCGTAAGTCTTTTCGGTAGGTTTTTTCGAGCTGAAAGGATGGCCTGTGGGCGCACGAGTGAAGAAACGTCCACAGCGCCAGGAGCGTAGTGACTTTGCCGAGAGATTTTGTCACGGCTGAGTTGTCCGTAGTGCTAGGATTAGCCGCGTTATGAATGGAAGCATTGTTGCGATAAGCTCGACGATCTCAGAAACGTCCATGTCTTTCGCTTCTTCGCTGACGTTGGCAATTCCTGAAAACGCCGCCATGACTTTTTGCTTAACGTTGGGGTCGTTCTGCACCTTCTCCCATACGCTAAGAAGGTCCACCACTTGCGCTCCGTCTTTGAGAACGTAGGCAAGAACGATCGAAAGCTCAAGGATTCCCTCAAGAGCTTGTTTTGTTTCTGTGATACCCGTTTTTTCCATGAAGTGAACCTAACGTGTAAAATGTTGTAAAGTGATGTAAAGAAAGTCTAGCAGGAATTGCCATGCCTCGTCAAAAAACTTCTCTCATCCTATCGCTGTTGGAAAATCTATCACCAATCACGTTTATATCCCTCATCATTGCGGGAAGCGTTTGGCTAACGACCGTAAAGACGCTGACAGAGGAGATTGGGAAAAAGCTGTTGGTGCTGGAAGCGCGGCAAGAGGAAACTTCTCTGAGACTTGATAAGCTCAACGGGCGGATATCAAATCTCGAGGGAAAAATTGATCTTCTGATTAAAAGGTAGTGTTTAGATTGGAATTGTAGTCTTGTTTTGGCCGTAGCGATAGCATATCCATTATTTCGCTGATTGATTCTTGACAGTAGATACCCGTTGGACCGCGATCGCCTTTGCCCGTTTGGATAAATACCAGTCCTTTGAACGGGGAATCCTCTGTTCTAGCGATAAATACCGCGGCGATCTGATCGCTACGAATAAACATTTCATCGAATAATTCAACAGATTTTTGCCTGTCGTCTAAAATTGCGAAGTGAATTTTTATAAAATCATGGGTCACAGGTTTTCCTTTCTTGATTTTCGCTAATCAAGAGGTAGTTAGTGTTTCCGAAAGTATTGAAAGTTTCCCGAAGTACAGGCTACACCCTGTTTCTCATAGGTCTCTTTCGGAATTTCGTCCAAATATTTTTTCGCGACTAATAAAGCTCTTATAGGTTCTTTAAATCCTTGGAAGGTCGTCGCTAACGCTGCGATTAGGCATGTAGTAATTACCTTCTCATCGACCTTGTCGATCGACAGTTCCGCTAGCGTTTGCCTGATTGCGCCATTGATTCGTTTATTAAAAAGGTCTGCTGTTTTTATGTGCAAATCGTCTGGCTTGAAAAATTGTCCGAAATGCTTCTCGTTATCTTTTGTTTCTGTCGCTTCCACTTGCTTTCCTTTGTCTCAAATCCATTGCCTCAGGAACGCTTTGATATCCTCTAGTAGCTCACCACTCGGTTCGCGCAGGTAGCTGACAATGAGCGTATCGACATCGTCCTCAAGTTGCGAGTTGTAAGGGGATTGCCTACGTTCCTCGTAGCGTCTTTGTCTGCACTTGAAAGCCAAAAATAGCAGATCGTCGATAGTTTCGCTAGGGGTTTTTGAGAGCATCGGGATGTCCGGTGATGGGCCATCTTTGCGCCAACGCTCGAAGTCTATGCCGAGAAGACCCATTAGACTACGAGTCTAAGATAGGTTTTTTTCCAGCGCTCCTCTGCGTCTCTATAATGCGGGTATTTATTTCTCTCAACCCTCTGTTTTAATTCATCAATTGATAGTTCTTTAATTCTATTAAGTGAGTTTGGTCTAGAGACGAAACAGGAAAGGTAATTGTGGAGGTGTAGTTGTTCGATTGCATTAAAGGTCGGTGAAACCTTTTCAAAAACTTGCCAATACAGTTCTAGTAATTTTTGTTGGTTATTTTGAGTTTTATTTGTTCCGCGAAGCATTGCTTTAATTTCTGTGAGTAAGGGAAAATCTTTTTTCCCTCGCAATGCTTTGAGCGCCGATCTCAAATCGGCCAAGTCGATCCCGTCTAGTGCTTCGACCCAAACGTTTTGCACTTGCTCCTTATTAAAATCTGGCCCCCATGTGGATAGGCATCGAGTCTCTTGCAGCAGTTGCACGATATCATCGTATCTGGTATCCATGTCTCTCCTTATGCGTCGCTTCCCGAAAACAACCTGGAGAGATTTGATTTTCTGGGAGCGATTTTTTTTATAACGGCGGTATTACCCTTTCATCAGAGCAAAAATAGCCGTGTTCATCAAAGAAACTTTTTCGCCGTACTGATCTAAAATTACATCTCGCCAATTTTTAGGCTGGCAAAATTCCCGCGCGATAGGTTCAGCTCGTTTAGATTCGAGCCAGCTAAGAACTCCGCCGATCTCACCGTAAGAGACTCCTCGTTCCGCCATAGTTTTTATCGCCTTAATACTCTCGACAAAATCGTACTGTGTCTCTGGCGACACACTTCCGCAGAACTCCCGCCATCTTTTGTTTATCGCCAAAGCTTCCGGCGGTTGATAATCGGCCATGTTGGCGATGTTTTCATTCCTCAATGGGTCGGTCTGTGTAGGAATCGCTGGCTGTGTGTTTAAATCGACGTTTGCTTTCATCTCGCATCTTTCTCTGCCTTCTTGATTTGGAACGCGAGGCGGTATGTTTTTGTCATTCTCAGCGATATGTGCCGTTTCGATTTGAGATCCTGATTTTCTTTCCCCTGATTCTAAAAAATTTAAAAGAGGGGTTTTTTGATTCGATTCCGGCAAGGCTTCCTGGCGGTTCTCCGCCAGATAGTAGGGCTTAGTAATTAAGATCCCCTCTTTTAATTTAGATAAAGTTGAATTGGAAGAAGTTATGTTTACCATTTTTGGTAATAGGGTATTACCATTTTTGGTAATAGACATTTGTATGGTAGTTGGCCCTGAAACGCTACGTTTTCCAGTCTCATCGTAGTCAGGAAAAAAAGCTGGCCGACAGAGAGAATTTGCGGCGGTAAAATTGATCTTCTGGGAACGCAATTGAGAATGGCGAGGTTTTAACTGGCTCCGATATTCCGCCAATTCCTCCGCCGATGGGGGGTTGAAAATCGTCGCCAGCAGTTCGTAGCTGTTCGCACCTT